TTTCAGATTCCAACATTTCTACCGAAGCCGAGGACATATCCATCGCTCCACTCCTCCTGGGAGTCGATTTTAACGTAGACCCACTTTGCGGAATCTGTGCTGTCCGCTACCGCGACATCCTCTACGTCTTTGACGAGATAATAATGACGGGTGGAGCAACAACCTGGGATTTTGCAGAAGAAGTAACAAACAGATATGGTGTGGAACGCAGAGTAGTAGCTTGCCCCGACCCCACGGGTGCTGCTCGAAAAACATCAGGAGTAGGATCAACAGACCACAACATTTTACGTAGAAGCGGATTTACTGTGTCATCTCCCAAATCCCCCTGGAAAGTCCGTGACAAAGTAACAGCAGTAAACACTGCACTATATGACGCAATGGGCGAACGTAGAACCTTAATCCACCCCAGATGCAAAGAATTAATAAAATCTCTACGCACCCTAACTTACGCACCAAACACAGGTATGCCTAATAAAAATCTAGGGGTAGACCACGCTTTCGATGCTTTCGGATACCTCTGCCTACAACAATTTAACCTTGCAAAACCAGAGACACTAGGCCAAACTTCGTTTAGAATATACTAAGATACCCTTTTTGCTTATGGCCTACGGAATGTCCACAACCAAGAAAAAGAAAAAGAAGAAAAAAGGAGGCAAGAAGCGTGGCGAATGTACCTGTCAATAAAGCGTTATACTCTAGGGTAAAAGCGGAAGCCAAACGTAAATTCAAAGTTTACCCTTCTGCTTACGCAAACGCTTGGTTAGTACGAGAGTACAAGAAGCGTGGCGGTACATATCGCACCGAGGCAAAGAAACGTGGCAAGAAGTAGTGGCGGTTTAACCCGTTGGTTCAAGGAAAAATGGGTAGATGTCAAAACTGGCAAACCTTGTGGACGCTCCAAAGGCGAAAAACGAGGCTACCCTGCCTGTAGACCAAGTAAACGTGTCTCAAGTAAGACACCTAAGACTGCTTCAGAAATGTCAAGTGCCGAAAAAGCACGTTTCAAACGTGAAAAAACAGGCAGCAAGAAGATAACATACCAACATAGACGTAAAAAAGCCAAGAAAAGGAGTTGATTATGGCAAAATCTGCTGCTATGAGTAGATGTGAAGGTTACATTTCTACTGTCCGTAAGGGCAAAAAGAAAAAATCTACTAAAAAATCTACAAAATCAAAGAAAAAATGACAAAAATCACAGATGAAATGCTTGATGTTATTGAAAAGGTCAAAGGCAAGCGAAATCCTGCACTTTGGGATCCCAGATGTGAACAATATATGAGAAATAACGGTAAAGATACTGTAAAAAAGTCAACAACAAGTTAAACTAATCTTAAATACTCTTTTTTCTTAGAATCATGGCAGTTTTTCGTGGAGAAGAAGGTTCTGTAAAATTTAAAAGCGGAACTGGAACTACATCAACAATCGTAGCTACAACAGGTTGGACTCTTGACATAACAAAAGACACTTTAGATGTCACAGCACAGGGAGCAACTTCAAGAGCACAAGTTGGTGGTCTTATATCTGGTTCTGGTTCAGTAGATTTTTTATATACTGCAGCCACAGGTGATACTCAATCTTTATTAGCAGATGTTTTAACTACAGAAGATGCTGGTGATGCACAATTTGAACTATTTTTAGATACCTCTGGTAGTAAAAAAGTAAGTTTTAACGGAATTGTTACAGGAACAAGTTTATCTGCTACTACAGGTGATATTGAAACTGTAAGTGTAAGTTTTATCACTAATGGTTCTATCACCAGTGCTGTCTAATGCCTAAAGGCTCTTATTCTCCTAAGCAACGTAAGCTTGCTGCTGTTGCTCCACCTAGAGACAAGATCACTGCTGCTGATCTTAAAAAACTCAATGCCAAAAAGAAAAAGAGGAAAAAGAAGTGAAGAAAAAAGAACTTACAGCTAGGCAAAAAACTGCTTTAGCTAATCATAAAAAGAAAGGAACTCATACTGCACAACACATGGCAGTAATGAAAAGAGAGATGTTAAATGGTAAAACATTTACAGAAGCACATAAAATAGCTATGAGGAAAAAAGGAAGATAATGCCACGCAAGAAAGGAGTCAGTTTATCTATTGGTAGAGGAGAAAAGTCCAAGAAAGGAGGGCTGACTGCTAAAGGACGAGCAAAATATAACAGAGCCACAGGAAGTAATTTACAAGCACCAGTAACAGGAAAGGTTAAACCTGGTAGTAAAGCAGCTAAAAGACGAGCATCTTTTTGTGCGAGAATGAGAGGAGTAAAAGGTCCAATGAAAGATAGTAAAGGCAGACCTACTAGAAAAGCATTAGCATTAAGGAGATGGAGGTGTTGACATGACTTACGCTGTTCCTGGTCCAATCAGAACCAATATAGTTTCTTCTACTTCAGCAGGAGGAGATGATAGTCCTTTTACTAGAACTAGAGCAGTTCTGGACATGATGAAAGGATGGGAAATAATGAAAGCTGTTACTGAGGGTACTGATTATCTAAGGCAAAACAGTGAAGCATTTTTACCTTTGGAGCCTAGAGAAGATTATGATGCTTACCTGGCAAGAGTAAATAGAGCAGTATTTAGTCCTTTTACACAAAGATTAATAAGAGCAGCAACAGGTTTAGTTCTTCGTAAGCCAATAACACTAACAGGTGATCCTTATTGGACAGAAATGTTTAAGATGGATGTTGATGGTTGTAAATCAGATTTAGATGAATACGCAAGAAGAATACTAATGTGTTCATTAACTTATGGTCAAAGTCATATCCTTGTAGATTATCCAGCACCATCAGGAGCAAGAAGTTTAGCTGAAGAAAGGGCACAGGACCGCAGACCATATTGGATTGAAGTAGATCCCACCAATCTTTACGGTTGGCGACTAGATAGAGAAACAAACTATGGTAATTTAGTACAGGCAAGAATCGCTGAAAAGGCAGTATTACCAAGTGGTCAGTTCGGTGAAAAGGTATTCGATCAGATAAGAGTAATCGAACCAGGTAGGTATAGAGTATTTCGTAAAAAAGAACAATTAGAAGAAATGTATGATGTTTCTGATAATAGTTCCGTTGGTGAATTTGAAGTAGCTACGACACAAAAAGATTACAAACAAGTTGAATCTGGTAGTTTTTCTCTCGGTGAAATACCTCTTGTTACTATTTATTCAGGCAAAACAGATAATTTAGTAAGCAAACCACCTTTGCTTGATATTGCGTATTTGAATATCGCACATTTTCAAAGACAAGCTGATTTAATTCATAGTTTGCACGTTGCATCACAACCAATGTTAGTAATGGAAGGATATGACGATCAAACTAAAGATCTTTCTATATCTGTCAACTATGCGATGGCAACTCAACCAGGTAATAAAATTTATTATGTAGAACCAGCTTCTAGTGCTTTTGATGCTCAATCTGCTGAGATAAAAGAGTTACAGATGCAAATGGCTACTTTAGGAATCAGTACATTATCACAACAGAAGTTCGTAGCTGAATCCGCAGATGCTAGAAGATTGGACCGCGTGGACACTAACTCTATGCTCGCAATGGTATCTATGGAATTAGAACAAAAGCTCCAAAAGGCTTTTAACCTCTCGGCTGAATACGTTGGAATCGAACCACCAGAAATAAAAATAAGTAGAGACTTTGACATAGAAAGATTAATTGGGCAGGATATTACAGCATTAACATCCTTATTTGACCAACAAGTCATTGATAGAGAAGAGTTTAGGGATATTCTTGTACAAGGTGAAGTACTACCTACTGCTAATGAGGCCAAACCTGAATAAGCTGCTAGAATATTAGATAAGTACATACAAACTATGGCTAAATCTATTGATAGAGTTCTTCAACCTGACGGTAGCTACAGATGGGAAGAAGTTGAGCATACGTCTGAGGCATCTCAGTTAAATGCTAAAAAACCTGCAAAGAAAGCAGCCAAAGCAAAAGTTGTAACTGAAACACCTACTGAAAATTAATTTATGGCAATCGAAGAAAAAGTAATTCAGCCTGAGTCCGTGACCAACGCTGAACAGCCCGTGGCTGAAACTCCTTCACAACCACAAGCACCAAACCTAGACGCTATCAAAGCAGAGTATGAAGCACAGGTAGCTGCTGCTCGTAAAGAGGCTGCTGAAGCACAGGAAAAGTTTCAGGGAATTAAAGGTAAATTAGACGAAGTTTACAAACAAAGAGAAGAAAAACGAACCAAAGAATTAGAAGATCAAGGTCAATGGAAAACTCTTTGGGAAGAAGCTAATAAAACTGCTCAAGAAAAAGAACAGCAGATAATGACTTTATCTCAACAATTAGAAGAAATGAAAACTTCAAATGAAGTTGCCTCTACAAGAACTACAGCACTTGCAGCTATCAGTAATCTTGGAGCCATTAACGCAGAACAAACTTTGTCATTGTTACAAGGAAAGTTACAAAAAAATGCTGAAGGTAAAGTAGTTGTTCTTAATGGTGGAGTTGAACAGGATCTTAATACTTATCTCAGCAGTCTCAAAAATCCTGGTAGC